ATTATTTATACAGTATTATTTTTATATTTATTACGTTTTATAAATCCACTTAGTACAAATTATAGTTTATATAAAGCACAAAAACAACAAATATGGGGATAATACCCATTTAATTTGTAAAATTGATTTAAGACATAATATATAATAAAAATTATATACAAACAATGTTTAGAACATACACACAAGGACTTACGCTTAAAACAACAAAGATTATTACAAAAAACGACATTATTGATATGTGTGATTTATTAAATAATAGAGAAGAATATTCTGATTTATGCACATTCCACCCGGAACCAATTACTGAAGGTGGAATAGTATTTAAATTTAAAGAATCTGGCTTCGACCCAAATACTGGTAGAAAATGGTACAAAACCGTACGATTTCAAGGTAAGCAAGCAGGAGATGATTGGTATCCTGTAAATGTTAATACTGTATTATCCGAATGGACTGAAAATTATGATATTATATTTAATCCAAAACGTAAATTTTATATGTTTTTGAAAAGTTTTAACGGAGCACCTTTATTTACACAAGAAGAATTACAAATATGGGAGGAATGTTTTAATAATATTGGAATTATAAAAGTGGGTAAATATCCAAGTAAAAAAAGTCTAAAAACAAATATTCAAGATCCTGTTTTCATATAGGTAATTAATTATATAATAATTATCCAATTACTATTCCAACATTATTTTCATAGTCAGTATCATTTTCAATTAATTCAAAATCATCATTATTATTATTATCATTATTATTATTATCATTATTATCATCATCATTATTACTACTAGTAGTACTAATATAACTATTGTTTTTATTATTATTATTATTATTATTATTTTTAACTTTAGAAGATTTTACATTATTACTTGGTGAATCTTGAACATCATCATCAAAATTTATATTTTGTATAATTTCATCATATAAATTAGAAACTTTATTATATATAGTTTTTAAAGTAATATGATGGTTTTTATTAAAAAATTCAATATTTTTACAGTATAAGTCAAGCTGATTTTTTATAATATTGTTATTTGTTTCAAAACTATGTAAAAAATTATCAAGAAAAAAACCACTATTTGATAACTTTTGATGTTTTTCATTTATTTTATCTTTATCAAGACAATATAAATTCAACTTTTTTAACATAGTTATTACTTTTGAATTTAATGATATTAAAACATCATTACTATAATCAATGTATTCGTCCAAGTCTTTATATATAGGTAAATTTGTATCATCATCTTGGATATTTGCTAAAAATACTTTATCTTCAATTTTATCACATATATAGTTTAATATAAGTTCATTTAGTTTGTAATAGTCACCATAAATTCTATTATTAATTAATTTTATAAGGTCTAGTAAATTTTTATATTGTGTATAAAATATTTTATATTGGAAATTTAAAAAGTCTAATCCAAAAATATATATTGGATCTTGATTTGTTGTTGTAAGTTCATCGTATACATCCTTCAGTTTTTTTATCTTTACATTAATGTTATCAAACTTGACCTTAGTTGTATTTAACATCTGTATAATTTCACGAAAATCAATGTGTAATTTATCAAGAAGAATCATAATATATTAAAGATATATTAATTTATTACTAATATATTATACAGCGATGAATAAAGAAAATAGCATTTTAAATAACAATGTTGTTATAGATGAAAAACGATTAAATGGATGGACAATTGAACACGAAAGCGTTTTTATAGAATGGTCTGATAAAGCAATGTGTTACAGATGGCTTCATAGTAAATCTTATAAATATTATAGTTTTAGAAATGCTTGGTTTACTATACCTGTTATTATAATGTCTACAATTACAGGAACAGCTAACTTTGCTCAAGAACGAATTCCAATTCAATACAAGTTATTAGCACAAATGTTAATTGGTGGTATTAATATTATAGCTGGTATAATGACAACAATACAACAGTTTTTAAAAATTACTGAATTAAATGAATCACACCGTGTTAGTGCTGTATCATGGGGTAAATTTGTTCGTAACATAACTGTTATATTAGCAAAAAGTCCATTAGAGCGTGAAAATACACCTATTGAATTATTAAATAGATATAAAGAAGAATTTGATCGTTTAATGGAAATAAGTCCAGATATAGAAGATAAAGTTCTTAAAAAGTTTAAGATGGTAATATATAATAAGGAAAAAGATGAACCTGAATCTTGTTGTGAAATAATTGCTGAATGTTTTAATAAATGTTTTTGTTTTTGTATATCTACAAAGGAAGAAGTTGACGCAAAAAATTCTTCTATACAAAATTTGAAAACAATGACACCAGATACACCAAGTAGCGATTCTAAAACAACAGGTAGTAATGATGGTAGTAATATTGATGAATTTACAAAAGAATTGAAAAAGAAATATAAATTAAAAAAACCTGAAATATGTGGTGAATTTGTATCTGTTTCTGAAAATAGACATCCTTGGTATAAACAAGAAAAGATTGTAGAAAAAATAGAAATGCCTAATAATGAACCAGTTGAAATAGAATTTGATTATACACCATATATAAAATTAATCAATGATAAAATAGAATTATTTAAAAAAGTAAGAGGACGTGAACCATTACAAATGGAACTTAAAAATAATCTTACTGGTGAGGTAACAGAAGATGTTATTAATCATATTATGAAAAAATTACATCATAAATTACATTTAAATGTCAATAATGTATGATTATAACATTAATAAGTTAATAATATCTCTATAAAATCATATTATAATAAATGTATTATAAATAATTTATAATTATAATATAATTAATGGGAAATATAAATTCAATAAATAATAAAAAAATAATACAAGATATAACAACAAAACGTCAAAGGAGTTTCAAGTTAATTCCTAATAACGATAATAGCGTACATAGCGGAAATAACAATTACATAAAGAATAATGTAAATCATTATAATACTATAATTAATGATTTTAATATGAAAGATCAAGAAAATCAAATAATAATACTTAATAAAAAAGGTATGAAACGTTCAAAAAATGAAATATTAAAATGTGAATGTTTTTATAAAAATAAAGCGTATATACTTGAACAAAGAGTAACAGAATATGAAAAGGAAATAAAACAATTGAATAATGAATTAAATACAATTAATAATCAAGAAAATAAAAATAATATAGAAATACACAATTTAAAAAAACAAATGTTTAATATTGATTAATTTAAATATAATTTATATTAGTGAAATGAATGTTTATTAAAAATAAAACATTAAATTGTTTACTTAAATGAAAACATTAACTTGTTTGTTTTATTTGAACTATATACTCTTTTCTCTAGTTGACTATTTGGAATTTTATATATAGATCTTATTGAATTATTTGATTTCATTTTACATTTATTATTTACACAGTTACTATTATCATTATTATTAACAATATTAGTTATTTCTTTATTTTTTGGGACAGTTATTTTTAATCTATTTCCTTTTCTAATATCAATCATATACATATTATCATTATTGTGTTCTATTTCACAATTAAAATTATTAATATTTACCATTGTATGTTGTAATAATCCATCTTCACTATTACACATATCTATATCAAATTTAATATCTGTTAGTGTGTTCAATCCAAAACTCCCATTATCATTTCTTGTTAAATAAGGATTTGAATTATCACTTGGTTTGATATAACCATCAAATAAATGTAAAATGTTTGAATTACCTATCTTAAAAAAGGTTTTTCTACTTATATAAATACCTTTTCTTTTAGCACGGTCACTAATAACATTATCTTCACATCCCCAACCCCAGAAATTAGGAAATCCATTTAATATTTCAAAATCATTCCCAGATATTGAAAATATACCCCCTAAAGCATATTCGAAACCATAAAAGTGTTTTATTTTTCCATATCCAGTTTTATAATCAATTAAGTTTTTTTTATAAGGAAGGGTATCTACATCATTGAAAATAAATGTCATTGTTTTATAACTTCGTGGATATTTATTTTTAATATATTGAAATCCTATATTTTTCATAGCACCACGATTAAAATGACGTTCATCACATTGATGTGCAATGACTATTTCATAATATTCATTTTTAAAATCTTCAAGGAGGTATTTCATGTGACGTAAAAAGAAGTTTTTTTGAGGTTCTCTATCTCTGTATGGAATTATAAATATTAATGTTGGTTCCATAATTAATTATTATAATTATTATAATTTATGTAAATTAACATAAATAATTTCTAGTGTTCTAGGAAGACATAAAAAATAATTACATTTGTTGAAGTTAGGTAAATGTGGTAAAATATATATTATTATTTTAACGAATTATTTTTATAACTTTCGTACAATGGTACAAATATAAAATAAAAAAAACGATTATTATTATTATTTATTTTATAGTTATTTATTTTATAGTTATTTATTTTATAGTTATTTATTTTATAGTTATTTATATTTTTCCATTATAGATTTTGGTATGAGATTTTCTTGTATTGTTTGTAACTTTTTAAAACATTTGTTAATTGTAACTTCACTAATTTCACTAATATTATGAACATCGAATTTTGATAAATTTAATTCGCAAACTTGTGATACAAAATAAACAATACCGGCTGCTATAGAATGAGGTGTATTTTCAGGTATAGCATTTACTTTTTGTATTTTTTTTGCTATAAACAAACATAATTTAGTAAGTTCTATATTTATATTTAATTTACTACAATATCTTTCAATAAATGCTTCAGGATTAGTTTTACATAATATTGTTTTTTCATTTGTATTGTTTTCTATAATATTAATAATATTACAAGCATTTTTACACCCTTTTGTAGCGCTTGTTTTATCTAAATTAAATATTTTTGCTATTTCAGTAGCAGTTCTTGGAGTATTATTAATTCTAAATGAGATGTATATTGAAGCTGCTATAATACCATCACGATTTATTCCACGAAATGTTTTATGTTCAGATATTTTTTTATGATAAATAATAGCATTATCAATAATATATTTACTTATACCTGATTGTTGACCCATCATAGTTATTCGTTGAAATTCATCATATTGTGATTTTTCTTTATAAGGCATTGACTGCCATTCTGTATATCTTCTTATTTTTCTCATTTCATATGATGAAGATGATGATTGTAATACTTTACACGCATATGATGATTCTTTTAATAATGGATTAATAGGCATACCACATCTTGTTGGGTCAGAAGAATTACTGTCATCAGCACCATAAAATCTCCATTCAGGTCCTTGATCCAATATATCTGTATATATTATACCACATTTCGCATTTGTACATATAAGAAATCCATCATCACTAAAATTTAAATAATTATCACAAGTATCACAAAATTCACGTTCTCCAGACTTACGATAAATACATTCTACATTTTTCTTTTTATCAGGTTCTATTTCTGTTTCAAAAAGATTCCATATTTTATTATTATGCTTTTTACTTGATTTTTTCTTTTTTGTTTTAGAACTATGTTTAAATATTGTAGATGGTAATGTTTTAGTAATCATGGTTTCCATATACGTGTAATAAATAAATAATATAAAATATCAATTTTATTTTATATCGTTTATATATATTTATTATGGGTAATTCAATATCACAAGAAAATTTTGAAAATGTGGAAAAAGAAAATAAACAATCAATTCAAGATATAACTGAAAAAATAAATACAATTGCTGCTAATTATATTGTAAATTTAAGTATACCTGATATGGAATCATTATTAAATGAAGAAAGTTGCAATAAAGTTGAAGCAATTACACGTGATGTTTTTCTTGAACAAGTGAAAATGCATGAAGTAGAAGTATTAAATCAAAAAACTGTATTGGGTGAAAAAATAAATTCAACTACACGAAATGATTTGGCTGTAGTATTTCATAATAAAAAATTAAAAAATAAAGAAAAATTTCGTAAAAGACAATATTGTAATAGTGTTGCTAAATTTTATATAAAAATAGCTCATCTTTATGCTGCTATTGTAAAAACAATTGATCCACAATTTGATGTTGATGGTGGTAGAATTAATGATTTATTCAAAGTATATGATTTGGAAAATAAAGATTATAATGATAATAAAGAATATGATATTGTAGAAAAAACACCAAATGAAGAACCAATGGGTCATTGTTATCAACGTGTAAGGTCATTAATTAAACTTTTACCAGAATATAAAAAAATTGAATCAATGCAGAAACTTGGAGGAAATAATATAAATAACTTTCTTTCAAACCCACCTTTTTTTGCTAATGCTAACGAAGAAAATAAAAAAAAGACAGAGTCAATGGATGTTGAAAAACAAAATGAACCATTAGAAAATGATAACAATATGGATATTGAAAAACCAAATGAACCATTAGAAAATGATAACAATATGGATATTGAAAAACCAAATGAACCATTAGAAAATGATAACAATATGGATATTGAAAAACCAAATGAACCATTAGAAAATGAAAACAAAATGGATATTGATATACAAAATGAATCATTAAAAGAAGATGAAAACAAAATGGATATTGATATACAAAATGAATCATTAAAAGAAGATGAAAACAATATGGATATTGATATACAAAATGAATCATTAAAAGAAGATGAAAACAATATGGATGTTGAAGAAAATAAACCTAAACTACAAATTGGTGAAGAAATAACAAATAACAATATTGAAATTCAAGAAATACCAAAGGAACCTGCTGTTAACCCTGAACCTGCACCTATTATTTCTCCATCAATGTTATCAATACCTTTTATTGGTAAACAAGAAGAATCAAAAGAAATGGATAAAACAATTACAAAAACAAATATGGAATTATGTAGTCCAGGAGAATATTTACCTGATTTTAGTGCGTTAGATAAACTATTTAACGACAAGTTTGATTATGATATTCGTGGTAAATCAGAAGAAGGTTCTGGTAAGAAAACAGAATATAAACCAAAATATGTAAAAAGTGAAGAATCAATGGAGTTAAAAAAAGAGGTTCTTGCTAAATTTTATAAATCTTTTTCTGGTGAAAATTGGGATAAATCATCAAAAGGTAAGGAATTAGATAGTTTTCGTGATATTAAGTTGAAAGATTTTTCATATTTATGTAAAGATAAACCTATTTCTATTGAAGATAATGAAATAACAAATGAAATTGAAAGAAAATTATTAGGTTATGCTCGTTTTATTTCAGAAATGATCACAAATGTTAAAATAAAGTATGATAAGCTTGTTGATGTATTAACAGAACGTATATTTATTTTTAATGATGGTAATATTATGATTGACCCAAATTTAAATGATTTTAAATATAACGATGAATTAAAAAATAAGTCAAATAATTCAAATGAAAAAAAATATAATTTAACATTTATTGTTGAAAATGTTCGTGAAATAATAGTTGATTTATATAGTGAATGCGAAACAGACTTTCAAAAAGGTATTGAAAAATTTGAAGAAATAAAAAAATTATTAAAAGAAAATAAAAATTTATAAAAATAAAAATATTATGGTATATTATATAATGGGTATGACTCTTCGTAGAACTTTCAGTGGTGGTAGCCGTAAAACAAAATCTCTTACACGTAAAAATACAAAATCTATAGGTGGTAAAAAGAAAATGTCACATAAAAACAAAATGTCACATAAAAAGAAAATGTCACATAAAAACAAAATGTCACATAAAAACAAAATGTCACATAAAAAGAAAATGTCACATAAAAAGAAAATGTCACATAAAAAATAAACAATAAATTATATAAATTATGTAATTGATTTATATAATTATTTTCAATTGTAAATATTCAATGTTAAATATTCTATATACATTTAAAATTATACATAAATAAACGTCTATATAGAAATTTTTTCTCACTTGATGATATATCATTTGAATTTTTAACTTTATTGTATTCTTTTTTAATATTAACATCGCTTGATACTTTTACAAATATACATTGTATTTCGTTATTACTATATGTAAGTGTTTTTTTTAAATTATTAAATTGTTTATATTTATGTGTTCCACAATCTATTGTAACAAAATCTTTATTTATAAATTGTAATTTACCATAATTTAATATATTTAATTCATTATGGTTATCCCATTTTGTCATAATGTATGCCTTTCTACCTATATAAAATTCATATGATTTATTTTCATTATAAATCCAATCTTTTTTCTCAGAAATTAATTTGTCCATTTCTATTATTTCTGAAGGTTTCATTATATATTCATTATCCATATGATTCATATGATTCATATAATATTAATATCTTATTATGTTATTATGATAATATATTAATTTTAATATTATATTCTAATTATTTTTTAAATGGTCTCATTAATTCCTCTTTATAAATACCCATAGGTGAATATGAATTAATTGAACGAAAATTATTATTGTTACCTAATCTTCTATTTGTTGTTTTTTGGTTACCATTACTTGATAATATTTTAGATTTTATTATAAAATCGTTAGGATCATTACTATATGTTTGATTGCTAATTTTATTATCATAATTATCACTTTTATCGCTTTTATCACTTTTATCAATAATATTACCATTACCATCAACATTCATCCCTGTTTTTTTACGTATTTCATCACGAACATATGTAGGAACCCAATGATTCCAACTAATAAATAATACATTAGGATGAATGTATTTTGATATAAAACCATTGTCTTGTAATTTTTCAAGTAAAAAAGCTATACAAGCTCCATGATCGTATTTTGGCACACCGATAATAATTTCAGGAACAACATACCAACAATATTGGTTATCGATACATTGTCTTGATGTAGTTTTTATTCTTACGTGAATGCGTGCTAATATTTTTTTATATGTTGATATTTTATTTAAATCATAATTTTTCTTTTTTTCATATAATTCATCTATATCAATCTTATCACTATATTCATCATCATCATCATCAAATTTATTGAGTTCAAAAACGGACGTCATAAATTTGAGTTAGAAATTAATTTTTTAAATATTTCTAATTTTATGAGAAAATTAAATATAAAACATCTTGTTTTAACAGGTGGTGGACCAATGGGGTTATCACAATATTCAGCGTTAAATAATATTACTAAAAAGAAAATAATAGATAAAGATAAAATAGAGTCTATATGTGCTACATCAGTAGGAGCTATATGTGGTGTAAGTTATTTATTTAAAAATATTGATGAAGATAAATTAATTAAATATATTATAGACCGTGATTGGAGTGAAGATTATAAATTAAAAAGCGATAATATTCTTGGTGTATTTTGGAAATTAGGATTATTAGATTGTGAATTAGTAACACGTAATTTTATGGAACCAATATTTAAGTCAGAAAAAATATCTTGTGATATTAATCTAAAAGAATTTTATGAATACACAAATGTCGAATTTAAATTTCTTACAACAAATGTAAATAATAATTTTAATAGAACAATATTATCATATAAAAACAACCCAGATTTGCCGTTAATAAAAGCTATATCAATGTCTTGTTGTGTTCCTTTATTATTTTATCCAATTAAGGTAAATGATGACGAATGTTATCTTGATGGTGGAATTATTGAAAATTATCCATTAAATACATTTTTGGATGATTTTAATGGTAATGAAGATGAAATACTTGGAATTAGAAATTGTAATAAGAAAAATATTATAAATACAAAAATATCATCATCTACTAATCTGCTTGATTTTTTTATAATCATAATATCATCATTTGTTAAGATGATAAATCACAAATATGATAATGGGAAAAAAATTAAAAATGAATTAATAATAAAAAATGATATGGGAAATATGACCAATTATAATTTTTTTATAGATTCTGTAGTTAAGACTGAACAAAGAGAAAAATTATTAGAAAATGGTATTTCATCATCAGAAATATTTATAAATAATTTAATTAGTGAAACTGATAAATGATATAATCTTATCTATGATTGTTGGTTTATAAGTAAGTGTTTGTTTTACAAATTCTTCCAATCTATTTTTTGTTATTTTTGTTTCGTAATGATAATGTTTTCCATTAATATCTAAAACAATAGAAGGATATCCTTTAATATTATAATTATTGGGATCAATATTGTTACCTTTATCACTACTAGCTTCGTGTTCGTGTATTACTATTGTTTTACCATCTACCACATACCCGTCACCGTATTCTTTGATAAATAAATCCCACTCACCAGAATTATCATCATTTTTTATTGCTTTACAATGTGGACACCATTCAGCATAAAATAGGATTAATTTTATATCATCAACACTATTATCAATGGTAACATTTTTATTACCACTACTTCCATTATCATTGTATGTTGAATTTTTATTACCACTACTTCCATTATCATTGTATGTTGAATTTTTATTAATATAATTATATGCGTAACGATAAGAATATACAATCAAAAAAATACCAAATAATATAATTAATATCATATTAAATGTAGAGATACCACTGTAACGTGATAACCCTTTTGTAAAACCTCCTTTTTTGTTTAAAGAACTACGCATTAACTTCATATAATATAATGACATAATATTATATTTTAATATGAAATAAAGACAATACAATACAATAAATATATAGATATAATAATTTGAATGTTATTTCGTCTTTCAAATGGTAAACATATTGAGATAAATAAAAATGATTATTTAAATGATGTAGAATATTATAAAACTATATATAATTTATATAATGAACAAAATAAAAAAGTTGATATCGTAGATGATATTAAAAATTCTCAAGTTAGAAAATATATTATAAATTTACTTTAACTCGTCGGTGATTTCGTAAATAAAAAATATTTCTATAAAATATACAATGAAAAAAATGACTGAAATAGATTATAAATTAAATAAATGTTATAAATCGAGAAATATCAATTTAACATATAATCCAAAATTCAAACTTAACGCATTTTGTATAAATTTGAAAGATAGAAAACAAAACATGGATTTTATTCATTCAGAATGGAATGAATATTTAAATATAACACGTTTCATAGCACTACCTTCAGCAACAGAATCACACGTTCAACTATTAAAAAATATTTTTCAAAATAAAGACAATATTAAATTTCCTATTGTAATTATGGAAGATGATGTTTACAGGAAAAATAATTTTACAAAATACTGGAATGAATTATTAGATTTAACTGAATGTGATTACGTTGCTTTTGATGCCTTTTTTTTGGCTTTCAAGAATAATCAAAATAATGTTCCACCAAATTTTGTATCATTGAAAGAACATAGAATGATGGGATTTACTGTTTACTATAAAAATTTTTTTGATCGATTTCGAACAATAGAACATTTAGATCGAGCTATTAATAGAGGTGTTATTGATATGTCTTTTACATATAACCCTTCATTTATTAATTATACCCCAAAGGAACAAGTTTGCTGTCAAATTGTATCTAAATTTTCAACAACAGCCAATAAAGAAACTCATGGTTGGGGAAATTTTTATAGGATTGCACAAGAAAAACTGAAAACGATATAAAAAATTTGATACCTAAAAACGAATTACTTTTTTTCTTAATATAATATATGTCACATAAAGAAACGTTAAAAAATAAAACAGTATATGAATTATCTCATTATGAAAGTGGTGATGGTATGTTAACAAGTGTATGGGGTCCAAGTCTATGGCACGTATTACATACAATGAGTTTTAATTATCCAAATGAACCAACAAGAGAAGATAAACAAAATTATAAAAATTTTATTTTGAATTTACAAAATGTGTTACCATGTAGATATTGTAGAATAAATTTAAAATCAAATTTTAAACAATTACCACTTACAATGGAATGTATGAAAAATCGTTATACATTTAGTATGTATGTGTATAATTTACACGAAATAATTAATAAAATGCTTAATAAAAAATCTGGTTTAACATATGATGACGTAAGAGAAAGATATGAACATTTTCGTGCGAGATGTGGTAAAAAAAATAAAAAGAAGACTAGATTTATAAAATCAATGAAATTAAATAAAACTAAAAAGAAACATAAAGGTTGTACAGAACCAATTCATAAAGTAAAAAGTAAAGGTGTTGTTCATATTGTTCCACAAAAAACAAAATGTGAATCTCTTGTTATTCACGATAAATGTACTGAAATTAAAAATTAAAAATTAAAAATTATAACATATCATCAATTAATTTATCTAATGTATTAAAACTTCTTGTCCATTTTAATTCATTAATAGCCTTTTTTGGATCTCCCAATAATAAATCTACTTCACAAGGTCTAAAATATTTTTCATTTATTTTTACAAGTTCTCTTCCTGATTTTTTATCATAGCCAATTTCATCAATTCCAGAACCTTTCCACGCGATTTCTATATTATGTTTATGAAATACCTTATCAATAAATTCTCTTACACTATATGTTTCACCCGTAGCAAGAACATAATCGTCAGGTTTATCTTGTTGTAACATTAACCACATACCATATACATAATCTTTACTATGACCCCAATCACGTTTACTATCAATATTTCCAAGTGTGATTATAGTATCACTTGACCAATTATTTATAATATTTTTAACACCATTTATAATTTTCATTGTAACAAAATTTTCTCCTCTACGTGGTGATTCGTGATTAAATAATATACCATTACAAGCAAACATATTATATCCTTCACGATAATTCTTTACAAGATAATGACTATATACTTTCGCACACGCATATGGAGACTGTGGATTAAATTGTGTAGTTTCACACTGTGGTGTTTCTAATACTTTACCAAACATCTCACTTGTTCCTGCTTGATAAAATCTTATTTTATTAGAAATATCACTATCAAATGTTCTGATTGATTCTAATATTTTTAATGTTCCTATACCATCTATAATAGAAGTATATTCAGGAATTTCAAAAGATACTTTTACGTGACTTTGAGCAGCAAGATTATAAATTTCAAATACTTCGAAATCTGGATTTTTATTTACAATATTTGTAATTATGCTTGTTAATGATGAACCATCACACATATCACCATATTCTATATTTAATCTATCGCGTATATGGTCTATACGAGTATGGGAATATAATAATGACGTCCTTCTTACAATACCATATACTTTATAACCCTTTGATAATAATAATTCAGCAAGATATGAACCATCTTGACCAGTTATACCAGTTATAAATGAAATTCTCATATATAAATATCAAAATTTCACTTTAAGTTATTTTAATTTACATAGCAAAAGTACTAAAATCACTTAATACAGGTTTTGGTAAGTAATTATTTTCTGAATGGATATTATTATAATTTGGAACTTTTTTACAAGAAAATGATGGTTCAGGACATCTTCCACAAGGTGGACAAGGTGGACAAGATGGTTTATTTAATAAATTAGAAACTTCACTACGTAATACATATAATTCTTCTTGACCAGATGGTATACTTGATTTTGTTATAGCATTGATTGATGCTGGTGGTCTTGTTCCATTTAGTTCATTATTTACCATTTCATTATTCATTTGTTGTGGTTTTTTAATTGTACTATAATTTACAGTATTAGGATCGTTTAATGTTTGTTCAACACGTTGTCTTTTAGCATTATTTATTTCATTTCTCACACTATTACGTGTTCCACTTAAATTATCTAAAATATCACTTGGATTTTGAAGTAAATTATTATTATGGTCGTGATCAGCATCTTTTACATTGGTCATTCCTTCTTTATTACAATTTCCTCCTAAAAATGAACATAATAATAAAGCAAGTAATAAAACTAAAAAAACTTGAAGGTGATATAGTTTAAAATTGAATTTCATTATGTTATATGTACGGAAAATTATTAATATAAATATATTAAAAATATTCTGTTAATTAATAATAATTATATAACATTTATTAAAATGACAAAAATAATAAACAATAAAAAAACTACAACACCTTTTTATCAAAATGATGAAAACATTTTTGAAATAGGTATTGACGAAGCGGGTCGCGGACCTTTATTTGGACGTGTTTATACAGGTGCTGTTGTTTTGCCTAAAGAAAATTTCGATTATTCAAGAATGAAAGATAGTAAGAAATTTACAAGTGAAAAAAAAATACTTGAAACAGAAACATATATAAAAGAAAATGCCTTATTTTGGTCAGTATCTTCTAATAATGAACAACGCATTGATACAATAAATATATTACAAGCAACAATGGAATCAATGCATTTTTGCGTTGATTCTATTTTAAAACAAATGAATAAAAAAAATTATAACGTTCATTGTAAAGATAATGATGAATCTAAATGTTTACTTCTTGTAGATGGAAATTATTTTAATGAATATACATATATTGATAATGAAATGTTAAATGTATTACCACACGTTACCGTAAAGGGTGGTGATGATTTATATTCATCAATAGCAGCAGCATCAATACTGGCAAAATGTGCACGTGATAGATATATTAAAGAAATATGTTCTGATTATCCAAAATTAGATGAATACTATGGTATTATGTCAAACAAAGGATACGCAGCAAGAAGACATATAAATGGTATAAATGAATATGGTATAACACCTTTTCATAGAAAAACTTACAGCACATGTAATGGTGTTCCAGTATTAAACATAAATTCTTTAAAATAATTATTTTATCAGTAGTGATGGTTTTATTAAATGGTCGTTTAAATTATAATTAACATTATCAATATTTAATAAATTATAATAATATTCATAATTTGATATAACTTTTTTTATTAATTCAGGTATATCTGTTATTTTTGCGAAAAGAATATGTTCAGAATAATCAATTAAATCTTGTTTATATTTTTCCTCACTTATTACTATCATTTTGTTAAATAAACATCTATAACATCTTATACTTTCAAATATATTATAATCTTCCATAGCACATACATTTAAAATGATTTTATATTTAAACAATTCATCATCTCTTTTTGTATTCCATCCAATTATATTGTTTATATCAATGCCTTTTAATTTAATATATTCCATCAATTTACCTCTTCTTGGTGTATTATACATATTAATACCACAAATATTATAAATTTTATTATAATTATAAATTTCATCAGGATTGTAAATATAGGGAAAATATAATGTATTTGTAATACCATTATTATTCATTATGTCTATATTTTCTTTACTATAATCAATAATAGTAAAATTATTGCTAATTGATTTAATATAATTAAACCATCTTTTTCTTGTTAATTGTTCAGTATTTAATACATATATGTTTTTTTTTATTATATTTTTTAACGATGGTACGTGCTGCATACAAATAATAATATTATTTTCATTTAATGTAATATTTTCACTAAAATTAAAAATTATAGTAGCATTAAGTTTTTTATTTATAGTATTAATATAATCTTCAAAATATTTATAGTAACGATTAAAACAATATATGTAAATATTCATATGATTAATAATTTATAATTATATAATTTATATTGTTATAAAACTAATATAATTAATAAAATTGAATTATTGAATTACTATTTTATATTTATAAATAAAACTATAATATAATTAAAAATATATCTGTAATTCTAAATAATGAAAGTTTTAATATTTGATACAGAAACAACGAATTTATTACCAAAAAATATTTATCCTACCAAAAACAATCTTCATACATTCCCTTATATTGTTCAATTAAGTTTTATATTATTTGATACAGAAACATTTGAAATTATTGAAATGAATGATTACATTATAAAAACACCATTAAATGTTGAATATAATGAAAAAAGTATTTCCTTACACGGAATTACAAAAGAAAAAAGTCAGGAATTTGGAGTAGATATTTGTTTTGCTATCAATGAATTTAAAAATTGTTACAATATATGTGATATGGTTGTAGCTCATAATTTCCGTTTTGATAATAATATTCTTATAATAGAAGCTTTGAGATGTAAACAAATACCAATAATAAATGTTGTAGATAATAAAAAACCTATTTATTGTACAATGCAAAACTCGATCGAATTATGTAATCTTGTAAGAGTAAATCAATATGGAACATATAAAAAATTTCCAAAGCAAAGTGAATTACACGAGAAATTATTTGACGAATTTATTGATGATGAAAATTTACATAATTCATTACACGATATAATGGTATGTCTCCGTTGTTTTATGAAAATGACACAAAATATTGATATTTTAGAAAAATGCCACACATTATCTACTTATTATAAAATAAATATTCTTGGTATTGAAAAGATAAACTTAACTGTTACAAATTAGTACAATTGTTATAATAAAAAATATTATATGTTTTTTAATGTTTTTAATGTTTTGTAATGTTTTGTAATGTTTTCACTATTAACATTTATAAATTTAATTTTTACGTGTTCTTATTGTTCTTTTCTTATTTCCTTTCTTATTTCCTTTTCGCCCTTTACGTGACATTTTACCCTTACGGACAACCTTTCTTGTCTTCTTACCACTATTAACTTTATCACCATCTGTAATAAAAATAGTAAGACCTTTCATACCCAAATCACTATAACGATATCCTCCTTTTTTTTCTTTTTCTTCTTTTTCTTTAAGAAAATTACGGCGTTTTTCTTGTCCACGAGTTGGTATATTTTGAAAAATCCTTTTCGCGGCTTCTTCATTAACTCCAACTGATTTTCTACCACTTACTCTTTGACTAAGATTACGAAGGCTTATTTCTTTTGTCTTTTTACTAATAAGTTGACCATATTCCTCTTTTGTTATTTCATTTTTATTTAATTTTCCTCTTACTTCTTTTTTATAGTTATTCAATTCTACAGTATCTTGTTTCTTGCTACTTGCTTCTTTCTCAAGTTTTTTCATTTGATTTGATGATAATGTTTTTCTCAATTTACTTACATTAGATGTTCCTCTATCCTTCTCTAATGGTGACATTCTCTTTTTTGTAGAAGTTGATGTAGATGGAATTATTACTTTTGGAATACCAGAATCAGACATATATATTTTACGAAGAAAGTATTTTCCTCGTAAAAAATATTTAAATTATTATATTATCACTTTACAATTTCTAAACTAATCATATATAACATCATTAAAAAGTAAATTCAAAAAACAAAACATATAAAAAATCAAAAAGGAGGTGATTGAGGTTCCTTTCTTACCAGTATTCTTTACAAATGCGATGTTAATCTTATAAACATCTGTAAAAAAATACGATTTTTTTAATATTTTAATTGTTTTAATTGTTTTTCATTGTTTTAATTGTTTTTCATTGTTTTAATTGTTTTAATTGTTTTAATTGTTTTTCATTGTTTTTGTTGATTGTTTTTTATTATATATTCTTTTTTTTGTATCTATTTCTGCTATTACAGATACATATTTATCATTTAATTCAAAACGTTGACCTATTACATTTACTTTAATAATGTCTTTTTCTTCTATATCATTGAAATATTTATTTGAATATTGATGATCTCTTGCTATAAATATAATCATAGGTGATTCTTTAAATCCATCAAGTTCAGCCCTTATTCCCGCTTTTGTAATATTTTTAACGATACATTCAATATTCATACCTTTTACAGGATTACAAACCATACATTCATAAACAACATTAAATACAACATTTGATGCTTTACATAATCCACTTGAATAACGAAGAATTTTAGTAGAACCTTCTTTAACATATCCATTCTTTCCACATTTTCCCTCAATTCTTGTTGATAATATTTTTGTTAATATTGACGATATATTACCTCCTATTTTTTGAATAGATATATTAATTACTTCACTTGTTATACAAGGTATAAATATATCATAAACTCGTTTTTTATCATTTTTTAAAACTAACTTATTTGTTTTTGCACCAACCACAATATCATTTTCTATTACACTAATATCAATATCATTAATATTATTATCGTCGTTATTATCGTCGTTATTATATTTTTTCATATCCATATATATATTATAAACAAAGTATTTATATAA